CCATCGCGTCCTGGCCCCAGCCCCGTCCCATCGTCACCACCACGCGCCCGATGGCGCCCAGCGGGTTCGTGCCTACCACCTGCACCGACCACCCCGGCGGCACCGGGAGGCCGCCGCTGTCCGGCGGAACCCAGGTTCCAGCGTCGCCCACCACCGCCGCCACCGGGTAGATGAACCCGTCGTCGTCGATGATGTTGATGGCCACGCCGCCCATGCCCGTCGCAGCCCACATGATCCGATCGATGCCCCAGCCCGGCTCGAACGTCGCCGGGATCACGAACAGACCGCCCACCGTGCCCGCCAGCCACTTGCGCAGGCGGCCTCGGTACAGCGTCTCGATGCTGTCGGTCCCGTCGGACGCGACGCCGCTGAAGACGCCGCCGATGGCCACTTCGTGGACCACTACCTGGGGGATGCGCCGAATCTCAGCCACGTGTCACCTCGTACCTACCCGCGCACACGTGTTCGCGTGCCGGTATCGGTTCTCCAGCCACTCCCGCATCGACGCAACGCGGTCCGCCTGCGGGTGATCGGCGTAGTGCGCCTCGATGAGGCACAGGGCCACCAGCTCGCGCGGCCCCACCAGGACCAGGTGGCGCGCCGGGTAGGTGCGCGCGAACTCCTGCATGCGCGCGATCGTCCGGTCGTCCAGCCAGCCCTTCACTTCGTGGTACTCCTCGACGCCGCCCAACTCGACCGCGAAGTCCGGCGTGTAGCACGAGCACTCCCGCAGCCCGAACTTGCGGCCCTCGTAGTCCCAGGCCAGATCGCGCGCGTCCAGGTGCTGCGCGTAGGCCAGCTCCCAGCGCGACTTGAAGACCCAGGTGCGGCCCAGCGCGTCCGTCCACTCGGGCGCGTGAAACCGCCCCCAGCCCGTGCGGTGCGCGATCCCGAACTCGTCCAGGCAGTCGGTCACCACCGTGCTCGACACGCCGTAGGCCTTCTGCAAGGCCGCCATGATCTCGCCCGCCGCGTACCGCCCCGCCAACTCCTGCCGCAACTCCGGCGTCAGTTTGTGGCGCTTTATCGAGGGCCGCATTGGGATTCCCGCTTTTCGGAGCACCTTGGAGACCGTACCGTTGGAGCACGGAGTTCCGCGGATGACGCTCAACTCGTCGGCGATCTCCTTCAGCGTCTTCCCTGCGTGATACAGCGCCAACATCTGATCGATCTGCGCTTCGGATACCTTCTCCCGCAGATGCGAAGCGACCAACCCGTTCCGCCGTAGGATATTCCGCACCGTGGTGTCGGAAACTCCGAAGCGCCGGGCGACGTGCAGCGTTGGCGTCCCACCCTGGTACAGGGCAACCACCTCCGCCTCCATCGTCCGATCGAACCGGTTGTGCGCGTCCATCTCTTGGCTCCTCAAACCTTCAAGCATCGCTTGAGCTATTCACACCTAACTAGCTCAAACTTTTCTGGCTGAACCTAAATACTATATATTCCGCGGGCTTGTTCGCGGCGATGCCCACGTCGCAGAAGACGATGCCCTGGTCGACCGTGTTCTGCGGGTTGTTCGACCGGTTGCAGATCACGAAGAAGGCGTCGTCCGCCGAGGTCCCCGCGAAGTACCCGCCCTGGTACAGGCCGCTCAGGAAGTTGACCAGCTGCGTGGTGATCTCGTTCCAGAGCTGCGCGCCGTTGTTCTTGAACACGTGGATGTGCGTGGCCTTGAACACGCTCTTCTCGACGAACATGAAGAGGCGCCGCATCTGGAGGTACGGCCACTCGCCGCCGCTCACGTCCATGGAGCGCCCGCCCCACACGCAGCGCCCGGTGTACGGCCACTGCACCAACGGGTTGATCTTGTTCTCGTAGACCACGCCGACCTGCGTCGGGGTGAGGTCGTACTCCAGGCCCACCGACCAGGCCAGGACGCCGTCCTCCATGCCAGCCGGGCACTTCCCGACGTTCTTGTTCTGGTCCGTGCGCGCGTACACGCCCGCCACGTGGCCGCCCGGGGGCACGTCCACGTTCACCGCGGTGATGGGGTCCTTCACCTTGACGTGCGGGTAGTAGATGGCGCCGAAGCTGCTGTACCGGTTGAGGGTGAAGCGCTTCCAGGTCGTCGCGTCCTGGTACTCCAGGCCGTGCGGCACGCAGCAGATGACGAACTTGTCCTTCATCAGCTCGGCGTACGTGAGCAGCGCGTCGATGACGTAGGTGTCGGACTGGAAGTCCGCCGCCACCAGCTGCATCAGCTCGTCCACCTTGCCGAAGGCGTAGAGGCCCCGCATGTCGGCCGCCAGCAGCGGGCTGACCACGTCGCCCGAGTCCGTGGCGGAGCCGTCCAGGCCGCCCGTGAGCACGCCCAGGATGGACGCGGCCGGATCGTCGTAGTAGTCCGCCAGCTCGCCGCCCGTCAGAGAGTCGATGCCGTGGACGTGCACCGGCGAAGCCCCGAGCCCGAGCGCCGCGGTGGCACCACCAATACCGGCGTCCGTGAAGGTCAGGAGGCCAGCGGAACCGGCCAAGAGGCCGTGCGTTGTCTGCGACCCGCCGAGGTTGACGTCGACAGTCGCCGCCGTGAGTCCCTCGATAAAGGTCTTGTAGTCGGCCGCGTCCACCGCGTGGATGTTGCCCACGGTACCGGCACCGGGGGTGATAGCCGGGACGTGCCCGATCTGCGCCAAGAGGTCGGTTCCGGGAGGACCCGCCACGAGCTGCACGCTCGAATCGAGACCCTCGATGTCGCAGTAGATGTCCACTCCCGTTCCGCCGCCGGTCACCGTCGCGCCGCCGCCCGCCACCGCCGTGTTGATCAGGTTGGCGATCTCCAGCGCGAGCGTTTCGCCACCGACCGCCACGACCGGGTAGGTCACGCCGCCGATGATCACGCTGCAACTGTCACCCGCTCCGACAGCACCGATGGGGAACACCGCGCCGCCGACCGCGGTAGCCCGCGTGCCCGTGAAGGTGCACAGAACAGGCGCAACCGCATCCACGATGAGGTTGAACGCCATGCCGGAGGTCAGATTCCACGGCCCCGCCGTCGAGGTCACCTCGGCCGGGGTGCTCAGCGTGAACGTGCCGTCCGGGCCCGCCGCCGGGTCGCCCGCGATCTTCCAGGTGAGGATGATCTCGCCTGTGTCGTAGTCGATCGAGTTGGTGCCGCCGGTGTTGAGCTGGAACTTGGTCGGCACGCCAACCAGCGGCGGAACGAAGGCACTCGGAGGCTTGATGCTCAGGGCGCCGTTGCCGTCGTCGATCACCGTGACCGGCTGCGCGTAGGTGCAGTCGAGCGTGAGCGGGTACCCCGCCACGAACGTGTCCGGAGGAGCCGCAGTCGACAGGTCGATGGCCAGCGCGCCTGTGGTGTAGTTGATGGTGCCGACGTTGACTCCGCCCAAGGTCAGGTGCCCGGCGCCGTCATCCACCAGCACGCTCGCCCCGGCGACCGTCAGGTTGCAGGTGATGTCGAAGCTGCCAGCCACCACCGCGGCCGGGGTCCAGGTCAGGAGCGGAACCGCAGCCGGTCCCACGTCGCCCGTACCGATGCGGGTGTTGTCCTCGATGAACCGGAAGTCCGCGGAGAACGTGGTCGGGAAGACGTCGTGTGCGAGCTGGTACGCCCAGCCCTTCCACGCGCCGTTGTACGGGTCCGGCACCACCGCCGAGGACCCGTCGCTGTGCTGCTGGAGCGTGTACAGGTTCTCGTTGAGGTACTGCGTTCCCGCCAGGATCGGCGGGTTGATCGCGTTGCCGTAGTCCGTCACCGCCACGTACTGCGACCCGGAGATCGAGTCGTTCATGACGGTCGTGATGTAGTTCTTGCTGATCGGATCGTCGAACACGAGATCCGAGAAGGTCTCCAGCGTCGACCAGGCGCGGTTCGCCGGGTCCTGGTTGAGGTCCTCCTGGATCGTGACCGTGAAGCGCGACCAGGACGCCGTCGCCGCCGTCATGTAGTCGTCGCTGCCCGGCGTGATCGTGATGCGGAAGAAGTTGCCCACCGCGCCCGGCCACTTCATCTCGAAGCGCAGGACCCGGTACGTGTACGTGGCCAGGATGCGGTTCGCGCCGCCCGTGTAGTCCCCGGGCACCTTCAGCTGGATCGTGACCTCGCCGGTCTCGTAGTCGATGGACCCGGAACCGCCGCCGCCGCCTGCTCCCGTGAGGGTGCCGAGGCCGTCATCGGTGAACACCACATCCGGAGCGCCCTCGAAAGTGATCGTCACCGTGCCCGGCACCGTGGCCTTCACCGGCACGTGGTCGAGGCTGAGATCGTAGAGCCCGCTCGGCACCACGGTCACGCCCAGAACCTCGTCGGTCGATGCCAGCTCGTAGTCCCAGACCGCCTCGTTCGAGTCGGGGTGCGTCACGCGCACCACGTACAGACGCTGGCCCGAGTTCTGGAAGAACGCGTACGCCATGGTCGGCAGCAGGCCATTGGTGAGGAACGTCCCGAACTTGGTGTTGAACTCCGTGAAGCTCGTCACCAGTGTCGGGTAGTCCACCGGCCCACGGGACGTGAAGCCGATGAGGCCCAGGTTGGACGTGGTCACGCCCGAGATCGGACCCGGACCGCTCGGGATCTCCTTGATGTAGACGCCAGCGTACGTGAATTCAGACATGGCTTCTCCGTGTTCTTCCGCGGGCTAGACCTATCGGTCCTGCCACCGTTTCATTTTCTTCGACGACTTCTCGGATTTCTCCTCAGCGGAAACAACGGGAGCAGCGGGAACAGCGGGATCAACAGCGACAGCAGGGGCGTCCCCACCGCTCGGAGCGGAGATGCCCTTTTCCGCGAGCGCCAGCTCGTGGACCGTGTACTCCGGGGAGCCCACGGGTTTCTTGGGCGGCATCGCCTTCGACGGCGTCACGCCCTTCTCGGCGAAGTGCTGGGCCAGCGAGGACTTCGGCAGGACGTCCTGGATCCGCACCGGCGGCGCAACGGGCTCGTCCGCGATCGACTTGGCCCCCAGGGGACGGCCGCAGCGCCGAAGCACCTGCGCGTTCAGCAGGGCCTGCACCTCCCGCGTGACCTCCAGGATCTCCACCTTCGAGTGCGGGTGCACCGCCACCGACTTGGTGCTGGAGACGCGGATCGGCTGCGTGATCGGCCCCGAGTAGTAGTACCACGCCATCAGATCCTCCTCATGGCCGGTAGTGCGCGTAGGTCACGTCGATCGCCTGCACCGCAGGCATCTCCACCGGGTCGTGGAGATCGATCGCCGCGCGCACCGTGAAAGAGATTGTCCATGCCACCGTCCTGTCCGCGATGTCGGCCAGCTCCGAGGTTTCGGAAACACTGACCTCTAGGGCATCATACTCGCGCACATCGCCCAGGCTGTCAATTACCTTGAAAATGAAGCTCGGGGGGATGAAGTGCCGGAGCGCGTACATCAGCATCAGGTTCGTCTCCTGACGCCTGCGCCCCATGACCTGCACGTCGTACGAGATGTCGAACGGCGTGGGCCGCCACTGGTTCTCGTACCGGGTGTACCCCTTGGTCCCGTCGGCCAGCGTGACCTCCTGCGCGTCCTTCGCCGGGCCGCGCGCCACCCACTGGTACCAGGGCTGCCGGTCGAACGCCGGGGTCATGTCGTTGCACTTGATGACGAAGCAGGGCAGCAGGTAGTCTTGGTAGACGTCCTCCGGGTCGAAGAACACCACGGGGATGCGATCGGCCAGGTGGGTCAGGCCGGAGCGCACGCCCGGCACCGTCACCACGTTCAGCTTGCGGGTGTCGCCGTCGATGACGTAGGTGGCCACCTCGGCGCCGAGGGTCAGGGGCACACCGGCATCCCAGTCGCGGAGCGTGAGCGTGCCGATCACCGTCATGGGCACCTCGGGGCGAACTCGTGTTCGCTAGTCGGCCGCGGACGCGTCCTCGTCGCCGCACGGGCAGATGTCGACGTGCCCCTGCGCGGCCAGGTCGTTGATGACGCCCACCGCGTCGTCGAGGTCGGCCTCGCGCTGCGCCAGCTTGCGCTGCAACAGCTCGTTCTCGACCGATCCCAGGGCGTTGTTCAGGTCGTTCAGCTTGGCCATCTCTTCCGGCTTCGTCGTCATCGTGTCACCTCTTCAGCTTTTGAAAACAAAAACGCTGGGTACCTCAGTGGGAGGCACACCACTTCCACATATTATATGTCCTAAATCTGACGTCAATTGGTTTCGCGTTCACGCAACACCGTTGCCCATCGTTCAGGGAGTGCAAACTGACTCGGTCCCGCCTGGTTCCGCCGACGTACACCACACCCCACTTCGGGTGCACTACCAAGGAGCCACGCTTGAACCCAAGGCTGCGCGTGCTGCCGTACAACTTCCGAATGCCACCTGCCGTCGGCCGAAGTACGTGTAGTTGCCGTCGGTGAAGTCGGATCGGAGAAATGCACAGCATCCCAACATTGTCTGGCGTGATGTGCCCACCGACATACCAGTTTGCGAGCACCCAACTGTCCACGCAGTGCGCCTCAAACACCTCCGACATCTTCGACTTAGACTTCTTCAGTCCTGCCGCCGTGCGCATCTCCGCCGTCTCCCAACCCTGCTTCAAGTGCACATTGCCGAACCGAGCAAGCTCCTCGTAGAACCATGTCTTGCCCACTTCAAGTGGAGAGAAATTTCGATCCCAGCGACGCTTCCCTGTGGAACGCGCCTTGATGTCCTCGACGACCAGATCCGTAATCGGGAATGCCTTCATCAATTGCGCGACGATCCGCAACTTCCACTGCCACCGCGCCTTCGTCGAGGGCGGCAAGCACCCACGCGAACGATTCATCCGGTTTTCCCGGCATGGTGTCTTACGAAAACGCCGCGCCCTGCGCATGTTCCGCCGAACCTCAACCGCGTCCTTCACCCACGTCACCGCGTCCGCCTGGATGTTCAGGAACGTGTGCGCATCCGACTTCACCGTGAACCCTTCCTTCTTCGACCCCGGATCGATGCCCACCGCGATCTCCTGCTTGACCCGCGCCGACGGCTCGCGGTTCAACCGCACACAGAAGATGCCCCGCCGGAAGAACGGCGTCGCCTCACCCCGCCTCACCCACCGCCGTGCCCGCCCCGGCGTCGTCGGCATCAACGGCGCCCCATCCGCACCCACCACCGGAACGTAGGTTTTTGTCGCTGTAAGCCGGGAACCCATAACCCGTGTTTGCACCCCATCGAGACTGGCCGACCGAGAGGTCGGGGGCTTGGGGAGCACCTCCGACGTCGTCCTCCCTGCCACGGGAAGTCGGCTCAGTTGCCTTCGAACGGCAGTTACCTTCTTGGTCCCTACCTTGGCCACTCTAGTCTCCCTCTTTCCCCTGTCCGTTTCGCATTGGCCTTGCTACTCCTTTCAGGCCGTTGTCCCTGGGCAACGGTGGTTGACACTAAGCTCCCCGTCGACATCCAGCACATTTGTACCGTCATCGATTTGGCACAAACGGGGCCAACTCTTTCATAAATGGCACTCCGTCTCGCAACTGATTGATATTAAACTCATTTTCGAGATCTGGCAAAGAAAATGCGCTCTCGCGCCCCGTGAGCAGGTACTGGTTGAAGCGACGGATCGCGTCCGGCATGGCTCCGAGCAGCTCGCGGAACGCAGGACGCCAGTGGGATCGCGGCGTGTCTCCGTCCATCCCGAACTCGCGCCGCAACACCGCGTGCGCGATGTCCTGCGTCACCTCGGTCCCGGCCGCTCCGTTCCCGCGCTCCATCTGCGGACTGTCCGCTCCGGCCTTCAGCAACTCGGACAGGATCTGCTTGCGCTTGCCAGTCAGCCGCGCCGTGAGCGCCTTGATCTCGTCGGGCCGAGCGGTGCGCGAGATCACCTTGGCGTGCTGCGGCGCCAGCCTCACCGGCATCAGCTCCGCGGGCCAGGGCCCCCACTTCGTGAGCACGTCCACCCAGCCCGGTGACTGCGGATGCGCGCGCACGAACAGCGCCGTGCGCCCCACCTGGTCCTCGGTGAGCACCGAGCGCTCGTTCTCGAAGTAGATCGCCACCGCGTCCGATTCGGCATCGGTCCCGCTCACCAGGGCGATGCGCAGGTCCTCCGCGTACTTCTTGGACTCGCCGTTGATGTACACGTCGGGAGCGTGGATCTTGATTCGGTCCCGCAGGAAGCCCGCCATCATGAGCAGGAACAGATAGCGGCCGCGGTCGATGCGCTCCGGCAGCTTCCCGATCACCTGGTTATAGGTCTCCACCGTCTCGGGCAGGTTGTAGAACGCGGGCTCCGTGGACATCGTGGAGAGCTTTGGACGATGGTACTTAACCTTCTTCACTCCCCCAGAGTAGCACCCGACCGGCGCGCCAGGAAGAGCGAACACGTGTTCGCGTCGGTTGTGCTCACGGGATGCGCCGCCAGGACTTCGTGGTTACACTGCTGGGACACACATCACAGATCGGAGCGCAAGAGGACACCAACGCTTCCCGCGTTGTCTTCCAGCCTCCCATCTGTCGTGCGGCGTCATAGAGTATACCCCATCAGCCTTTTGATCTTGCGGATATGGATTCTGTTTCGCATCAGCGCCGCCTCGCCCGGCAATGCATCCCTCGTCGTAGATCGCATCGTAGTTTATCATCTCTCAACCCTCCCCGCCTTCCGGCGTCTCGTACAAATACGACCAGCCGCGAGAGGCGGCGTAACGCCTGAGTACATTCTCAAAATGGTGCCACGACGAATCGAGCAGATCGGCGCGCACCCTGCTGTGGATTCCAGCATAATGTTCGCACAACTCCCGCCGCGCCGTGTCCCGCTCCTCGCACGCTTGGATGCTCGCGTTCAACAGCCGCGTTTCATTCTCACTATGTGCTACCAGCGCGACAACGGCTTCCTTGTTTTTCTCGTGTAAGTCGTCACGCTGGCGACGGAGGCCGGGAAGGCACAACTTGTCGGCGTGCGCCACCGGCCTGCCCCTGGCGGCTGTGCAAACATGCATCTCGCAGATGTCGGACACCGACTCCCACGCCGGGCACTCCTCGCCCGAGCACGTCGGCTCGCCGTTCACGATGTGGGGCGCGATTTTCGGTTCAGTCGTCATCCCTCTCCTCCTCTCCAATCAGCGCCACGTCCAGCAGCGTCCGCACAGCGTCGGCGAATGTGAGGCGTACACCGTGCTCGGCCTCGAATCGATCCCGCTGGCGCTCAATGCGGGCGATCAACTCGTCGGGCATGTGGATCACCTTGCGGGTCATGCTCTCCTCCCCTGCAATCGCCGTGCCTACCGAGGCGGCGAATGTGCCGAGTTACCCGTACCCGTCCCCGTACCCGTCCCCGGCCCCGTACCCGGACCCGGACCCGGACCCGGACCCGTACCCGGACCCGGACCCGTCCCCGTACCCGTCCCCGTACCCGTCGTTGATTTTTACTTCTTCCACGGCTTCACCGCCTGAATTGCAACACGCGCCTTCTCCGTCGCCGGGATGATTTCAATCACGGCTAGGATTTCGTGCCCGTTCGTCGGCATCGAGAACTTGTTTTCGCTCCCCGCCGTGCCGTCGTTCGCCACCTGCGACAGCGAACACCCGGTCCACTGCCACAGGCGGATACACCCATCGAGCACGATCCGCTGGTGCTCGACGTCGCGCTCGGCAACGTACCCGGCAAAAACACCCGCCCCGTAACTGCGAACGATGACGAACGGCCGTCCGCTCTCGTCAACCGCCGGTTTCGACTCGACCAGATCCGCGCGGATGTAGTCGTGCCCGTTGATGTTTACCTGCTTGCAAACCTCGCTCATTGTTCCCTCCTCTGTGTTGTCAATCATCCTCTCCTCCCCTGCAATCGCCGTGCCTACCGAGGCGGCTCGATGCGGACGGGCCACCATTCGAAGTCGTCTGGATCGGCTCCGTTCAGATACCATCCCCAGACGCCGAGCCCTCCGCCATCACAGTATGCGAGCTGGATCACCTGCGGCGTCGTGTCGAACTGTAACATCGTGTCTCCTGGTACGCGTCCAGGCTTCCGCTTGGCCCAGTACCACCCCGGCTCCCTCGGCGGCATCGTGCTCCACTGCGGCGCGGGGGCGATGGGAGGGGCGGGCGTAACAACCTTATGATCCCGTTCTGAATATGGTTCGAAATGTGCACACTCGCAGCATGGTTTATCGATGTCCACTTCTTCTATGTCACAGTGTTTTTCATCACCGCAAACGCGACACATGAAGCCCATACTTTTCTCACACCACCCTGTGAATTCCATGGCTATGCCCTCCCTTATTCCGTTCTGCGGCAGTGCGCCGCAGCGTTCACATATCCGTGCGCTCATGCCCCCCCCCCTGTCCCGCCGCAGCGCCAACATCTTTTCTGCGGTTCGCCGGTTGTTCGGATCGGTGTGTCACCTGTACCTCCGCAGTCCGGACACCTGCGCTCCCAATGTTTATTCTCCATGCTGTAATGCGGTCGTGTCAACTCCGCTTCGAGCTGTCGCGCAAAGACCATCGCATCGTCGTACTCTTCTGGTCGGTCGCTCATCTTCCACCTCGCTCGGCCCCGTCGGCGGCGGCGAGGACGGCGCGGGTGATGCGATCCGCCGTGTCCGGTGCGTTGAACCGCAAGCCCGCGTCTGCAAAATTCTTGATCAGCGCAGCGCGCACCCGCTCAACCCTCCCGTCATCCGGCCGGGCGCGGAGCGGCAGATCGCCGAACACGGAATTCAGGATCGCGCCAACCTGTGTATGGGCATCGCGTATCCCCTCTCCATACGTGTCAGCGCCGGGAGGACAAAGGCGTTTCCCGTAGATGCAACACCACTCATTCAATTGCGCGAATACCGCCGACAGCCTCTCGCACTCGGCCTCTGCGGCGGCGAGCTGCGCGCGGAGGGCGGCGAGTTCGTCACCACGGCGAAGTCTCTCCTGTATCGAAGCTGCAAGAGCGGAGCGCAGTTCTTCCGTCTCGGCCCGCGCCGCCGCGAGTTCGCGCATCCGGTTCTCGGCCATGTTTCGCACCGAGTGATCGCCGACTCCACCGAGAGCTTCGTTGATGACGTCCAGATCCGCTTTCCAGTTCTTCAGCGCCGCCGCGAGTTCCGTCTTGTGCGCGGCGTCGAGAGCGGCAATCTGCGCGTTGGCCCGCCGTACGGTCTCGATCCCGTCCTCGAACGCCTTGAGATGCTTCGCCTCGGCATCGCTGAGTTGTGCTTCGAGCGTGGCGATGGCCCCGACCGCCGCACTCAACACCAGGTCGGCGTCGCGATCCGGCCTGGCCGGGACGCTCATGTAGAACTCACGACGAACGGCGTCCGGTCCTTCGGTGATCGCCTTGACGAGTTCGCGGATTCTATCGCACATTTTTTCGTACATCACGCCTCCCCCTTCCCTTCCCGGATGCTCTGGAAGGAGCCCAGCATCGTGTCTTCTATGTGACGCAGCGCTTGCTCCCGCGTCCGAGAGGCGACCGCCGCCATCACCTCCGCGTCCGCCGTCAGGGTCTCGAAGATCTCCCGCATCGAGGCCGGTGGCAGACGCGCCGAGATCTCGCTGGGCGCGATGTGGTCGTGCGCCACCATGACGAGCAGCTTGGCCACCCCCGCGGCGAACCCGCGCTCCTCGGGCGGGATGGCCGCCAGATCGGCCGCCTCCCGGCGCCGCGCCTCCAGGGCCGCCGCCTCACCCTGGAGGAACGTGCACCCCGCCTGCGCCATCCCTGCGCAGTTCGCCTTGGCCACTGCCGCATCTGTCGCGCGCCCGTGCTGCCACGCCCCCGATGGCAGTTGGACTGCGAAGGCGCCGTCGTCCTCCACCCGAAACAGGAAGCCCGGCGCATCCGCCACAGCACGGCCCCCCTTGCGCTTCCACCGCAACACCACGGCCGGGATCGGCTCGCTCATTTTCCCTCCAGCTGCTCGCACGCCAGCTCCCACCAGCGGTCGAGGATCTCGATGCGGATGCCCGTGTCGATCTGCTCCCACTCCTGGCGCAGCCCGCGGCGGTCCTTCAGGTCCTCCACGATCGCCGCCACGATGCGCCGTGCCGCCTCCTGGTTCGCCCTGCTCGCCATCACGGCCTCCCCTGTCGCCATGCCGCGGGCAGGAAGCCGCCCGCGCTCATCCAGTCGTCGAGCACGCGCACCAGCTCCGCCATCTCCTCCGCGATCTCATCGCCCAGGGCGTCCTGGTGATCCGGGTTCAATACCTGCACCGCCAGCTGCCTCAGCCGCTCCAACGTCGCGTTCGGGTCCATCGCTCCTCCTGCCGCCGGGCATCCCACCCGGCTCCGTGATACCGTTCTACCCCACAGCTTCATGTTTGTCGACAGGCGAACACGTGTTCGCTTTCGTGCCCGCCCCTGGAGCCGGGACCACGTTGCGGAACTGCACCTCCGCCACCACCCCGCGCAGGGCCTCCAGCGTGTCCGAGTACAGCAGGAAGCCGTGCCCCTTCAGGTTGATGGCCCCCGCGTGTTTCTGCTGTCCCTTGGTCTCCAGTTCGAGGACCGCATCGCACGCCGACCCCACCTCGCGCATATCTCCGCAGGGGAAGTACTTCGACGTCGTCAGCGCCCCCTCCGCGAAGGCGTGTCCGTGGATCATGTAGCGCAGCCAGGGGAAGCGCTGGTACAGCTTGAGCTGCACCGGCGTGTCCACGCTGGGCTTGCGGCTCCCGTAATAGTAGACCGCGTCCAGCGACGCGCGCATCTGGACGCACACGAAGTCCTCCGGCTCCAGCCGCTGCTTGTCCACGTTGCGCGCCGACACGAACACGCGTTCCTCGGACCGCTCGCTGGGGAACATGGCCATGCAGCGCGTGCTCGCGTTCCCGAAGTAGCGGCCGCCGCGCTCGTTCTCCACGCGGTCAGCCACCGCGCGCACGATGTCGACGAGTACCGGCAGGTCCGACGGTGGCGCGGGCGGATCACCGATGATGGGGATCTGCAACGACTGCTTTCGGATCACGCCTCGCGCCCATTCCAGGAATCGGTCCACCCCGTCTGCGAACTCGTGGAGGTCCTCCGTGTGCACCCACTCGTTGCCCAGCGCGTCCACCAGCGCGAACCGGTAGCCCCGCGGCTCGTAGCGGTGCACCTCGATCACGGCGTTGGCGCCCATGCGGAAGATGCGGCTCACCGAGTCGAACCGCGTGTATCCCTTGCGCATGACCTTGGCGCAGATCAGGATCGCACCAGGACGCTTGACAGGGTACGCCTTCGGCTCCTCGTTGTGCACGCTCGGCATCCACACCGTGACGTCGACCTGGGATGCCCTGCTCCGAGCGGCCTCCAGAACATCCAGCGTTCCGCCCGTGACAGCCTCCGTTGCGCCCAGCGCGTCCGCGATCCGCTGCGCCGTCAGACCGAACCCAGACCCGCCGCCCGCATCATACGATCCGCCCACGAAGAGCATGGTCCCGCTGCGCTCCAGGCGCTCCAGCCCGCGCAGCATGGACCGGAAGTAGATCACCCCGGCCTCGACATTGTCCCGGAACCCTTCCTCGAACGGCGCCTTGCACGCGCGCCGGATGTAGCAGGCGTCGCACCGCGGTTCCTCCTCCGTGGAGCCCATGTCCCGGCAGACCGGGCACACCTCATAGGCGTACGAGAGGCGCCCCGTGCGCCCGTAGTGGTCCAGCTTGTTGCGCAGCCCGCCCAGCACGAGCGCGCGATGCCGCGCATCCAGCTCGACCAGTTCCGCTATTGCCTCCGGCTTCAGCTCGCGCATCGTCTACCTCCAGTGGATGTCCTCGGGGCACCAGCACTCGTCCATCCGCGTCGCTTCGCAGATGTAGACCTCGTCCTCGCACTGCTCCCGGAAGTCCCGCGTCGCCTGCTCGATCAGGAGCATGCACTGAACATCTGGGTGCGCGCTATCCACCAGCCGCGAGATGTAGTCCCAGTGGTCGACCGCGTCCTTCATCTGGAAGTTGTCCTGCTGCTCCTCGTCGAGACGCCAGTTGCAGCGGTCGAGCGAGTGAACGACCGTCGTGTACTCCGCCATCTCCACGATCGGGTCGGGGCACTTCAGCTCCTTCGCGCTGTCGAAATCTGGACCACAGGCCATCAGAAAGCACCCTACGATCAGCATCCACCTCATGCTCGAAACTCCTTCCTTCCATCCGGGAAAACCACCACCAGCTCTCTCCCCACCGTCTTCGCGTAGCGGTACGTCGACCAGGTCCCGCTGCGCTTGTGCTCGACGTCCTCGCCCGGCGCCACGATCAGCATCTGGCACGCGTCCACGATGTCGCGGTTCCGTTGCAGGAAGGGCCGCACCGTGGCCGTCACGTCGCCCGCACAGCCCGCGCGCCTCGGGTCGCCCCGCTCGCACCCGGGACGGATGTTGATGACCGGGGCGGGCTCCAGGGCCCGGCACAACGCGTGGAACTCGGCGTCCGCCCCCACGCAGTCCCCGTGGAAGGCCACCTCGGGCTCCTGCTGCCGAAGCAACGCCGCCACCGTCTTCCGCTGCGCATCCGTCATGCCCTTGCGCGTACCCGTGAATCCGATCCGCATCTCCCCTCCTCACCTGAGCATCGCGCCCAGCATCCCTGGTAGATTAACTCCACCGAGTGCGTTTGTCAACACCCGAAGAGATCTTTCCCAGCGCCCTGGCTCGCAGTTGCCTTTCTGTCGAGATTCGTCAAGATTCTAAAGCCATCTCGCTGGCACTCCTGCACGATGACTGCGCTCCGTCGGCGCGATCGTTTTGCGTCGAGATTTCAAAATCATCTCGCTGGCATTGCCACGTTCAAGGGCAGCGCGGGTCGGAATCTTCGTGCCGTTCCGCTGGCATTTTCACTGATCTGATAGCCGCATGCCGATGCAGTTGCAGCCAATCGAAACCCTTGAACCGTTTCGCAAGCATTTCCATGAGCGCGGAAACCCATGATCCCGATTCGAAGCCGCCGCGTCGAAACCTTCAATCTGTTTCGCAAGCATTTAGCAATTGCGTGACTCCCTCCACGGATCGGCCAATGTGCCGTCGAAACTTCTAAGCTGTCTCGCAAGCATTCCCACACATGCAGGACACGAAGGACGCGATGGACCAGCTCGGCGAAATTCAAAAGCCATTCCGCTGGTATTTTGCGTTTGCGGGACACGGGATTTGTCAGAACATACCTGATCCGTTCTGATGGCATTCCCACTGTAATCGGCGGGAGTCGGAACCCACGAGCCGTTCCGCTAGCATTTCCACTTCGCAAGTTCCACCTGTTCATTCCGGAAAACCTTGTCGGAACACACTGGTCCGTTCCGCTGGCATTTTCACTCCCAGTGTTCGATTCATTGGGGGCACAGAGCTGAAGTCGAAACTGCTGGTCCGTTCCGCAAGTATTTTCAAATCGTCCCGGTTCGCTCCTTGGCGAGATCCATGAACCGTCTCGCTGATATTCCCGCACCTTCGCGAGCCCAGTTTGTCAGGAACCAAAGACCTTCCCACTGGTTTTCCACCATCGCCGAGAACGAGTCGGAAACCGAAAGCATTTCCGCTTGCATTCCCACACCAGAGACGACGATCTCGTCGGTGTCGAAATATTGGAACCATTTCGCTGGTATTTCCACTCGTACGTCCGCCACACGTCCCCAAGCCGTCGGTCGAAACCGCTAGTCCGTTTCGCAAGCATTCCACGATCTCCCAGCGCCGTCGAAACCTTCGATCTGTTTCGCAAGTATTTTCACAGGCAGCGCACGTACTCAAGACGCGCCGGTCGAAACTTCTAATCTGTTTCGCAAGCATTTCTACCCACTGCCCGCAAACACCGACACGATGCGCCTGGGTCTGTCGAAACCTTCGATCTGTTTCGATAGTATTTTCATGGCACCGTTTGTTCAGCCAAAGATTCTGACGTGTTGCAACCGTCTTCGCGAGCGACCCCCTTGTGCCTCCCTCGCTGCGCCCACTTCGCCTGTCTTTTCGCGACCGGCTCCTCCTCGCCACCGGCCCGCTCGCGGAACAGCCGCATGATGTTCTTGGCTGCGTTCGCGTCCTGATCAAACGTCTCCCCGCACCCTTCGCACGTGTGATCCACCTGCGGTGCGGCATCCCACCGGCCCTCGTACCCGCACTCGAAGTGGATCTGTGTCGTCATGGCAGGGTTCACCTTGACCACCCTGCCGCCGCGGCCGACGAACGCCTGGATGAGGCATCCGCGCAACTCCGAGCAGGCCGCGTCCCGCTGCTGCAACCGCGCGGCCGCGACCTCCACCTCCTCGCTCTCGGGCGCATTGTGCGCCTGCATCGGTCGCAGGTCGAAGTCCTCGATGACCAGCACCGCGTACCGGCGCGCCAGCTCCGCCCCGATCACCCGGTAACTGTCCTTGCGCCGTCGCAGCGACTTCTTCCGCTGATGCTCCTGCCACCTCCACAAGTGTTGATCCCCGCCATCGTAGCGCCCGATGTCCTCGCGCCACACCCCGTACTGCCAGGAGTGCAGCATCCCGAACCCCTCCTCGTCCCCGTTCCACCGCTCCGCCTCCCAGCGCCTCGACAACGCCACGAAGCGCCCCGGAGCCCGCCACTTCGAGAAGTGCCGGATCTCCTCAACCATCGGGGCGGGCATCAGCCCGGTGTGAGCCTCCAGCCAGGGTCCCAGCTGCGCCATCATCGCGTTCATCGCTTTGTCTCGGATGGATGCCAGGTCCTCGACCTTGCGCAGCCCGGAAAGGACACCGGGGTCGACGCGCACCTCGCGCTCGACGCCGTCATCGTCCCGCAGGTACGCGACACGGACCCCTCCGTCCTCCATGAGCCGCCAACCGATGTCGACGGCCACGGAGCCCTCGCCGCACTTCTCCCGCTGCATTCCCTCTGGCAGTTGCAAGGTCAGGTGCAGCGACCACTGATCCCGGTCCGACACCATCTCGCGCTTGACCGTGGCCCAGGAGATCGTCGCGCCATCTGGCAGGGGTCGGTGCATCAGGATCGGCCACTCCGCCCAGACCGGCGCCCCCGCCTCCGTTCCCACGCGCAACCGCAGGAGACCGAACCGACGCTTCAGCGCGTTCTTCGAAGTGCCGCGCGGCTCCTCGATCTGGAGCTGCACCCACTTGTCCGTGCACCGCAGCACCTCGGTCGCCGCCAGCACGCGGTTCTGGATGTGCACCCCCACGGTGCCGCTGCCGTCCCACCGCCGGAACCGAGGATCGTTCGGCTCCCCAAACCGCCACAACGGCATCTTCTTAGACGCGTCGACCGCGGCCTCGATCTGCAAGTAGGTGCCCCAGGGCACGCCAGCGATGGCCCGTGCTGCCCGGACCTTCTCGTTCGCCCGCGCACTGATCTCCGTCGTCGCCTGCGTGATCGTCGCGTCCTCCCCCAGCGCCGCTCGCGCAACACGGACCGCCGTCAACGCCGAACGCTTCCGTTCCCGCAACTCCTTCACCCGATCGCGCTGCTCCGAGGTATCCGACCGAGATCTCGTCGATGATCGCGTTGATCGGATCTCGGACACGGCCGCCGTCAGCTCCGCGTCGACCGCCTTGGCGACCTGGATCAGATCGTCGATCGCCAGATCGCGTCGTCCCAGGACCTCGCGCACCGACTCTCGACGCTCGCGCTCGATCTCGATGAGGCGATTCTGATAGCGATGTCCCAGCCGCATCTGCTCGTCGATCAGCGCCGCGTTCCCGGTCGGTCGCCGCAACCCGTACTTGTACACGACCGTGCTCATCTACTCCTCCTGTCTTCCCGGGCATCTTGCTCCGGCATCTTTAACCCATTTTAATCTCTAACACGCGACTGTCAACACAATTCGACAGGCACCCTCTATGCTTGACTTTCAACACCCGTGATCCTATTTATTTCCTGCATGCCAGCAGAACGGCTACAAGTTTCTGACATGGGCGTCTTGGGTCAATTCAGGCCGATGGCCGCGTAGCCCCGCACCTACGCCTCCCTGGGCGGCGCGTCCACGATCTCCGCGAAGACGTCGGCGCCGGGCATCGCCAGGCAGCGCAGGCAGTTCCGATCCGGAATCCCGATTGTCTCCTGCACCAGCGCCGCACAACCCAGGTGGCAGCGCGTCTGGTCCGGGTAGAGGTCCTTCGCGGCCGTGCGCCAGCACTGCACCGGCGCCTCCTCCGCCACGTCCATCACCCGGCCCCAGTCGTCTTCCGTGTTCGGTTCCAAGTACACCTTGCGCATCGATCCCTCCTTCTAGTCGCTCCCGTAGACGCGATCCTCGTACGCGGCCGCGAGCGCCTCGTCCTCAATCCGTGCCTGCCGCTCCGCCTTCTGCCGAGCGCGCAAGGCCAGATTCATGGTCACGCTGCCCGAGCACTTCGGGTACGCCGGGCACCCCCAGAACCATCCGTGCGGACCCTTGATCGCCCCCAGCCTCTGCCCGCACTTCGGGCAGTCCGGCGCCAACGACTCCACCAGGATCTCCCCGACCTCGCGCAGCGTCAGTATCACGTCTCCTCCTACAGCCCGTACGACCGCGCCAGGTCCTCGGAAGCCAGCCACCCGGCTGCCTCGATGCACAGCACGGCCAGCCGCACCTCGTCCCGGAACTCCAGGGCCGACAGCCCGTCCAGCGTGGGGTGCCCGGCCCGCATGTACGCCTCCACGTGGCGCACGTCGACCTCGGCGCGCACACCGTCTTCTTCCATCGCCGCCTCGATCCGATCCGCGTAGGACGATCGCCTGTTCTCCGTCATGATCATCCTCCTCCACCGGCATCGCGCCGGGCATCCATGTTCAGGAGCTTAACTCCGCTGTTTGCGTTTGTCAACACCCCATTGCTGGGAACGAGACGCTCCCACCGGAACGTTCCATCCGGATTCCGCACTCGAACCATTCCACGATCGCGCGTCGCCTCGTGTCGCCGGTGAGCATAGTGATCATCTCGGCAGCCTGGGGAACAATACCGAGCCCGCCCAAAGGCGGTGCTCTGCTGAAACTCGGCACCGCACCCCTGGCACACACGACGGGGACCGTCACCCGCCATCGATCGACCCTTGTGGCCATGCTCGCGCGCCTCCAGGGATCGATACTGTGACACCTCGGAGACCCCCGCAGAGTCCTTTCCCATGCTCCCAAGTAGGCACAGCCGCGCCTTCGTCCGCCTCTCGTCGTTGGAAAAGAAATCCTTCCGGCGTTGGCTCATCGCCTCGGCGAGCGGACGCGCCACCACGCCTGTCGTCACGTTAAATCCGACGGCCCGTTTGAATTCCTTTGCAGGCACCCCATGCGCCATATTCATATGCGCCGACAGGTGCTGTCCGCTCCATCCGCATCCATCGACCAAACACCCCAGTTCCGCACGGTCCAAAAACTCGTCGTAACACTGCGGCAGCTGCATCGCCTCGGGGTTCGCCACCCAACGGTCGTACCGCTTAGCCATGTAGGACCGGTAACAAACCGTTGAGCAAAACTTCTGTTTCTTCCTCTTTGGTTTACGGAAATATTCTCCCCCGCACTCCAGGCACGCCACCATCTCCCCCGAGCGGGTACGCCCCCCTCCTTCGTTCTTCTCCCGCCCCGGGTCGCCGCTGCACCGTCGCCGATTACCGATCGCCTCACGGTTGCAACGCAACATTTCCTGATACTGAATAGAGCGTGTGTAGCATGCCATCGAGCAGTACGTTTTGGCGACGCGCGAAAAGAACATCTCCCCACACGTTGGACACGGACCATGGTTGTGCTCCCGCGGGATGCCGCCCTTCGTTCGTGCGGCAACGCGGCAGAAGGGCGAGCAAAAAGCGCGCATCCCGCTGTATTTGATGTGCTGAGCCTGCTTCTTCGTCCCCACGAAGTGCGCCCCGCAGTGGGCACACCACAGCTCCGGCCCCGTGATCTCCTCGCTCGCCATCACACCTCCTAAGGCCGCATCTCGCAGCCCATCTCACCACCCGGATCATGGGCCATTGCCGTGCGTTCATCAACCGATCTATGCGCTCAGAGCCTGCGGCGTCCCCACCCGGCCCACCTGGAGCATCTCGTCGTCGTACAGCTGCTGGAGCACGATGCAGATCTCGGCCTGGAGAGGTCGGTGGTCCTTCTCCGCGCAGCATTCCGCGTTCTCCAAGGTGGTCGTCGGCACGAAGACCTGGATCATGCGCAGGCTGTCGCGCACCTCCTCCTCCGGAATCCCCTCCAGATTCGCCACTGCCGAGGCGGGTACTCCCAGCGAACGCAGCAAGGCCATGTGGCGCACGAGCGGCAGCTTCAGGTTCCTCGTGCCGCTCCAGATCCGAAGCGACCGAGCGCTGATCGCATCCGACCGCACCGCGCCAATGTTTCCCCTCGCGTGTTCCTCCGCTTCGTCCGCCGTCATCGGCCCGCGCGCCTTCCACTCGCGCCAGTTGTCCGCGGTGATGTAGCGCCGCATGGTCCGCAGGATCGAGAAGCCCCAGTGCTTTCGGAAGTAGTCCTGAGCTTTCTTCGGCATCTCCACGTACCAGCGCCAGGTGGCCAGCATGTTCTCCGCCGTACGCAAATGGATCATGGGATGATCCTCTTTCAAATACTCGCACCACTTCTCGAATTCCCACCTCAAGTACGCCTTCTGATCGTAGATCTGGCACAGTACCCTCGCCAGCTCCCAGCGATCATCCCCCATCCTGTGCGCCAAGGACAGCGCCTTCCCACGCAACTTCTCCTCCATCGACTTGCCTCCTTCGAGACCGCATCCCACGGCCGATCTACCACCCAGCTTAGATCCCTTTCCTGCGTTTGTCAACCGCCGAAGAGATCTTTCTTTCCGCCTACATATGGTCACCACACACTACCCGAGCGGCCACATCGTACAACCCCGTCAGCCCCCACACGGCCCCATCCCGCCTCACCATGCTGCCCCGTTTGTCAACAGGTCGCCCATTCGGCCCGTCGAATGTGCCCCCGCTGCGGTCACTGGCACCTGGAACCTTCCCGTACCGGAGCCGCACCAAGGGGTGGGGGTGGGGGGGGGTTAGGGTATTGGTGCTGTGGGGTCGGATGGTATCCGACTATCGGACGTGTGGGTAGTTGAGGTCCACCACCTGAAGCACTTTGATCTTGCGTACGCCCAAGTTCTTCATGGCGAGTGCCCTGTGTGATCCGTCCCCAAAGGATGCCTTGATGCCCGGCCGAGATCCGGGGCGCCCCATGCTGTACACCAGGGTGGGTGTTGGGATCTCTGTGTGCCCGGCCAGGATGCTCTGTTCGATCTCGCGCACGTTATCGTCGCGCACTGGATGCCTGTCCCAGTTGGCCTGCCGCAGGAATTCGTCCGGCGTCATGTCGACAACCTTCACCTCGAAACGCTCCGGGTCCCCCAGCATCCCAGTGTCCCAGTCCGCTCTCCCTGTGCTGCGCAGGTTGAAGCGCACGGTCGGCGCGCCCTCCTCCAGCCTGTCCAGCAGCGCCCGCATCAGTAGTCCCCCGGCGCCGTGGCGCGGAACCAGCGGATCATCTCCCGTGCCTCCGCCGGTGTCATCTTGCGCCGCAGCTCCGTCAGGTGAGCGACCTCCCGGGGTGGGTGGCCGTCGTCCATCTCCAGGTCCATGGCCCAGGTGTTGGCTTTGGCCAGCTCGCGCTCCTCCGCGTGCGTGAGGGGCCGGTCGTCTCGCGCCGCCTCCTCCAGCCGCTTCAGCAGGTCTTTCACGCGTCCGTCTCGGGGTTGGGGGTCTGCATCACGGGTACCAGGCGCTCGTTCACGACCACGGGCTTCCCGGTCCTGGACAGCATGAGCTTCAAGGCGCTCTCGTGGCTCTTGCAGCACCCGATCATGCCGCCCGCGGCGCCGTGGATCTCCACAGCCATGTCCGCCTCGGCCGAGCAGATGAAGCAGTAGGACGCCTTGTTCGGGCGCGGGCCCTTGTACTGGGCGAAGGCTCCGCCCTTTCCAGGCCCACAGCAGCCCTGCACGCCGCACTGGAAGGCGCGCCCCTCCGTCCTTGCCTTGGCCTCCCAGTAGCGCTCACACCAGGCGCACACGGCGCTCAGGCCCGTGTCCTTGATCTCCCGCTGCACCTTGAACTCGTTCAGCATGGTCAGCCCCCCTCAGCGCGAACTCGTGTTCGCTTCCGACCGCTCGAAGATCTCCCGCATCGTGCGGGCCACCTTGCTCTCTGCCGCGCCCCGCCGCACGTCCACGATCCGGTCGGCTGCCACGAACAGACGCTCCGGCGGCTCGGCGTACCCCGTGACCGGGTGCAGGGCGGGCCCCTGCACGCCGACCTTGCCCGTGCTGCCGATCTTCCACACGCGCATCCACTCCTGGCGCTTGCCCGAGGCGGCCCGCACCAGCACCTCGTCGCCCACCCGGATGTCCCGCTGCTTCTCCATGTGCCGCCCCTACCTGCCGTACGTCCGCTCGACCGGCGCCTCGTCCGGGCACGTCACCAGCACGCGCGCCCAGTCCCCGCGCACCTCGATCGGCTCCACCAGGCAGTTCGGGTTGCGCGCCTGCGCGTACTGCACCGGCTTGGGCGTGCACCCCACCATGCACACCGCCAGGCTCACCAGGACCGCGACGAACAGCACCGTCCCGCCCACCAGCAGCTCGTAGATGACCTTCATGACCCTACCCCCTTGCTTCCGGCTGTTTGGGCACCCACTTCACCGACGGCGAGGTCGACGGCGAGAAGACGTACTTCTTGCCCTCCAGCGAGTAGAGCCCCTTCCCGTCCTTGGCCGCCCGGATCATGGGCTTGCCCACCGCCTCCCACTTGGCCCACATCTTCGCGTCGAACCAGGTCATGCGCGTGTAGGTCGCGATCACGAACATGCCCTCGTCGCGCTTCAGGCGCTCCACGTAGCCCGCTAGGTTCTCCGGCGTGACCTGCTCGTACTCGCCCCACTCCATGCCCTTGCCAGCGCTCGGGAACTTGGCTTCGGACAGCTCCGATTCCTCGATCCTCACGAACACGTCCCGCATGCTCTCCATGATCGTCTCCTCCTACCCCACCTTGCGCTCGGGCACGAACTGCGACCGGCGCCTGAGCTGCAACTTGTAGCCCACGGCCACCGGGGTGTCGATGATGTTCCCGCCCTTGCCCGCGTTCACGACGTCCCACCAGAGTTCGAACACGTAGACCACGTCGCCCTCCTTGGGGCGGCGCCCCGCGAACGGGCGCCCCACGAGGGCCGCCTCCCACGTGTTCGCCGCGATGAACATGTCCGCGTCGTACTCCAGGTGCTTGCCCTCGTCCCGCGTGCTGGGCTGGCGCTTGTCCATCTCCTCGTACTCGATCGCGCACTGGAAGGTGAGCGCAGGCTCCCCCCCCGCCACGTCCGGCGAGAAGTTCCAGGACTTGTTGTCCGTCTGCGGCGTGCCGCGCGGCGAGCTGCCCCCGTACAGCGGGTCGTTGTCCGGCTCCCCGTACAGCGGGTCCACGTTGCGGCCCCGATTGAGGCTGTAGTACTCGCAGTCGGGCGCCGTCAGCGCGATGCGCTCCGCCTCCAACGCCTTGAAGTAGGCGATCTCCTCGGGGCAATTGCCGTAGATCGCGGGCATGGATCACTTCGCTTCGATCTCGTCGAGGAGCGTTCCCAGAGCACCGACGTCCTCGGACTTGGTGGCGGCCGGTTTCGTCGCCCATGCAGTACCGTGCTTGCGCACCGCCGCCCGGTGCTGTGCCACCTTCTGCTGCGTGTTGTTCCGGCGCTCCGCATTTGCCTTGTTCACGCCTTGCTGCGTGGGAGCTGGAGTGTTTCTCTTGTGGTAGAGGTTTCCTCCCATCACATGCGTAGTAACTGGCTTCACGCACTTCCCGAACACCATCTTCGTTCCAGCGGGACAGTGCATGCCGATCGTCTCCTCGATCTCCTCGAACTGCATGTCGATGCCGTACAGGTCCCAGCACTCCTGGATGGCCGCCATGGCCGCGCGGTCGAAGCCCTCCTTCTTGAAGTTGGGCATCTCGCGATTCCCGCTGCGCTTCTTCTTGGCCATCGCCTTCATGGACTGCGCCACCGCGTAGCCCAGGCCCGGCTTGCCGTCCCAGCACCGGATGTCCTTGCCCTTGCCGCGCGCCTCGCGCCCGCACGGCCGCTTGGTGCCCGCGAAGTGCAGCTTGGCGCCCTTCTTCGTGGCCTTCAGCCGCCGCTTCTTGCCGTCCGACCAGGACCCGCCGTCGCTGAGCCCCTCGCGGCTCGTGAAGATGCCCTCCTTGTCGTGGAACGGGTTGAAGTCCACACCGGCCTTGATCTTGCCGCGCCCCGTGCTGCGGGGCTCCGCGCTGCCGCGCTTCGACTTGACGATCGCCGCGCGCTCGGTCAGCACCGCGTCCACGTCCTCCGCCAGGTCCTCGAACGCCTCCTCCTCGCCCTCGGCCAGCTGGTCCTGGTAGGCGATCAGGGCGGCCTGGATGACGTCCGGCTTCTGCACCAGCACGTTGGCCGTGAAGTGCACGCTGTACTGCGCGTGCGCCCCGCTCTCGTGCACCTTGAGCTTGATCTCGCCCGGCGTCACGAGCTGCGTCTCCAGCATGAAGTCGTACAGGTCCTGCGCGTCGACCAGCGACTCGAAGTTGAACATGATCTCGCCGTCGGACTCCTTGCCC